GTTGTTTTTTGTGAGCTTCATATTAATCTTCAGTAAATAGATTTGTACTATTTATTTAAAGATTAACCGTGGTTTATCCCATGTTCTTTTAAGGTAGAGATCAAAGTAGCCTTCTTTTTACGACGATCTAACTTGATACCGTTTTGTTCACCTAAAGCGTCTAACTCTTCTTTAGTCATTTCTTCTAAAGATTTATTCCCGATGGGAGCTTCTGCTAACATAACTGATTTTTCCGCAACAGATTCCTCAGCTTTGTCTTTACCAAAAGATTTAAACCAATTCAATAGCGCACTAAACATAATATTTAAACCTCTTCCTCTTCAAAATCATCTTCAAAATCAACTTCTTCTAATTCGACGATTTCATCCATTTCGTCATGAGTTTCGGCAACCTCAGCAATCGCATGCTTGTCGGCAACACCACTTACCGCATCTTTCCAATCGGAAACTTGCTTTTTAGTAAATTTCTGAGCCTTTAACAATTCTCCCGTTTTAGGGTGAACCCAACCTTTTACAGTAGGCTCCGCATACGAACACCATTTAGGGGCTTTAATAATCATAGTAGTATTTCCTTTTCGTGGTAATTAGGAAGAATTATTCTTCCAGAACTTTTACTATACGCCTAACTCTGGTAGACTATAGTTAATATCAGGCTTTTCTTTTAAATCATAAAAAGCTTGATTAATTAATGGAACCCAACTTATATCAGATAAGTCTACTGTTCCAGCATCATCTGCCATATAAATGTACGAAGGCATATCTTTCTCTGACCTTTTGTACATATTTAACAATCCTAATTGGCTATAATATTTTAACTTAAAGAACTGAATCATATCTTCGCCAATAGTTAAAGAATTGTCAAAATTTACAAGCGAAGCGCCCTTTTTAGAATAATAAGTTAATCTACAAAGAGACTCTTTATTTTCGCTATACTGTGATACAATATTATTAAACTTTACCCTTTCTTCAGCTAGATATTTTAGTCTATCTATGCTCAATCTTTTAGAAGGTTCCATAGCTAACTGCGCTGCGTGCATGTTAAAGAAATACCAATTCTCGTTCATTACTTTTAGGTCAGCGTCAGATTTATCGAAAGATCTTACTAGCTTTCCTGCTTCACACACAGTTTGTTTATATAGTGCGACACAATCTACTTCCGGAAAGAGAGTAGGTAGAGAATCGTATAATTTTACGCCTTCTCTTGTTATTATATCATCACCGTCTAGTTGAACCATATAATCGTGGTCGCTTTCTAAAAACAACTTTATTACAGAGTTCTTACCTGTAGCTGGAGTACCATCGCACTCGGTAACTACATATTCAATATCGTTTTCTATACACCAGTTTACCGCTTGTTCTTCATATCCTTCTCTACGAGAATTTATAACAACAGTAACTCTATCTTTGGGTATTGTTTCCAAGGCTCTCACTAGCAGACCCAATCGTCTGCTAGTTAATACATAATAATGAGTCATATTTTATTTAACAGGTTTTGTGTCACCATTAGATAAATTGTCATTGCCACGATTAGGGGCTTGCTTAGTAGACTTAGCTGCTTTAGCTGCCATGTCATGCCCATCATCGTCCATAGTTTCATACTTCTTATCTGATTGACCTTTATGCTTATCAATAAATTCTTTAGACTTAGGAGACTCTTTGCTATCGATAGCTTCTGGCTCAGTAGCACCTTTGGTTTGCTTACCCATTGCTTCTTCAATCTTAGCCCAAAGCTGGTCAAAATCTTCTTTGGTTACAAATTGAACTTCTTTGTCTTTCTTAGCTGATTTAGAAATAGTCTTACGACGATTCTTCAAGTATTCGTCAGACTCGTCTTCGTCGCCATCGTTATCAACGTCACCGTCTTCTTTACCTACTGGATCAAGCTTTTCTTCTTCATCGTCTTTCATAGGTTTCTTATCAGCTTCTTTCATGCTCTTCTTATCGCATGCTTCATCGATACTTTCTTCGATTACTTCTTCTGATACTACTTCTTCGGAGACAGTCTTCATTGACAAGTACGCCTCCATAATTTTATTAATGCTATTTGACATTATTGTCTCCGTTATACTCCGAAAAATATTTTTAAAACAGCGCCAACCATTACGGTTGTTGCTATACTTAATACAAACTGCATAACTTTTACAGTTTTACCTTGTTCTGATATTTCATGCTCTAGTTGGTCCATCCTAGAAGAGAACCGATTCATCCTTTCGAAATGTTGATGACTATTCTTTTCAATATTAATCAACTTTTCTTCAGCGCGTGCTAGATCTATCATCGCATCTGAAAGCTTATCGATTTTTACCTCAATCCTTTCAAGGCGAGATTCTTCTCGCTTTACATGCTCAAACAGTTCTGCGTTGTCGCTAACTCGGCGACCATATTCTCTTTCTGGCATTTGTTTACATACCTTTGTTTTTGTTATTATTGGTCATAATAATAATATACGCTATTTATAACCAATTAATTATCAACTTTAGAACCCGCTCTCCATTGGTAGCAACTCCAATACTTTGCTTTCCATTTTGGTCCAGGATTCTTGTCACAGCCATGCCTAGCTCTAAAGGATTTACGCCTTTCTGGATCGTCCCTCTTAATTTCCATGTTAGGGTCGCCAAATGTTACTTTGACGACATTTCCCTTTTCGTTTCTTACATATACTCCAAACTTCTTCTTAGATCCACTCGGCAATCTAAAAGGATTGTTTAGTTTAACTTTCTTCCCTTCGTGCTCTGCTTCTTCTTGTAGAAAAGTTTTGAAGTTTATCATTTTTTACCCCAGTTATTACGAAGTCTACCTTTCAATTTACCGTATAGTGCACGGTTCATTTCTCGTACGTCTTTCTTGGCGGTTGCACGAGCTTTATCGTGACTGCTAACCTCACCAGCCGCTTTGCGAGCCTTCTGGTTTGATAGTTGCTGTTTCCATGTAGATTCGTTCATTTTCTTACTGAGCTTGAACATGATAGACTTGTACATAGCCTTATCAGCTTTCTCAATAGCGTACAAAGCAATTTCGCGAGGCTCTGTATCCATAGCAGCAAGATACTTAACGATATCAGCCATAATAGAAGCATTACCAGTTTCTGCCCAGTTATCGAGCTTACCAGCTAATACTTGAACGTGACGGTGATCGCTCGAATCAAACTTCTTCAATGAAGATTTGAGAGCAGCACCAGCTTTAGAACCTTCTTGTAGTTCTGTTGATTCTTTAACGTAAGGAAGAACTTCCCATTTACCGCCAACTTTATCAGCCTTGTTACCAAGCATAGCTTTTTTATCAGCAGCTTGTTTAGGCATAGGACCAGTAGTTTTACCAGATTTATCTGGACCAGTATACTTTACCACATACATGGCCACAGCTTCGTCTAAAGAATTTCTGATTTGATCTAAAGTTTTCATGGAGTTTCCTATGAAATATAAAAATTTAATTCGTAAGTATTCTTGTCAGTGCCACGGTTATATACCTGAATATGTAAAGCCTGACGAGACTTCTTGCCGCCTTTCTCTAGCTCTAGAGAGTGGCGAGTTGTATTACCTTTACTTGGTTTACCCTTACCTGTATTAACTTGAGTAAACCAAGAGTCGTCGCTAACAGTGTAGCCTTTTTTCTCAGCGGCAGCACGAGCAGCCTGAACAGCAGCAGCATATGTATCAAAGTACAAATCCGCAGCGGCATCTTTGCGAGCTTCTACTAATTCTAGCTCTGAAGGTTTATGGTCCATTTGTTTATTACCAACTCCAACTTTAACAAAGTCTTTCCCGACAGTTAGAACTGTTCCAACCTTACCATTGTGCTTCATACGAACCTTGCTACCTTCTGGAAATTTACCAGAGTTAGTAGCTATAGATTTCTTTAAGCTTTCTCTTAGTTCTTTAAAATCTTTCATCGTTATTCCCTAACTCAACATAAACATAGTATAGTTGATATTAAAACAAAAGTCAACAGTTATTTCATACCACGTACAATCTTAGCCAAAGCACGAGCATCCATAGAAGCGCCTACAAGGTCAATAGCCTTTTGCGCATAGTATTCTATAGACTTCTTATTGCCGTCTTTTTTAGCTTGCTGCGCTACGTATCTAGCCAACTTGTCATACTTACCTTTTTGGAAGGTTTTAGCTAAAGCGTATTTAATATCTTGCATAGTAGTTTCGTCTATTTCGTCATACATTTCTTTGAATGACTTGACAGACTCTTCTATCTTAACGCAGTTAGGGACTTC